CTTAAGGTTAGGTTTTGGCCCGCCGTTGCGGCCGTAGTCATTCTCTCGCTCCATATTGTTTTGGCACTTTGTCCCGTAATTGAAAGTAAGTTGGTCGGTGAAGTCGTCCCGATGCCGACGTTGCCGCTGATTGTTGCATTCCCTGTAACTTGCAATTTCCCATTGGCATTATCAGATGTTGAACCTAAAAGAACATTACCAGTATCACGCTTTATGAATAAGGCTGTGTCTATCGTGCTTCCGGCATCATTTTTCCTTTTGATTTGAAAATCCGAACCAGCATTACTGCCAGATTCTGTTGTGTTATCAGCACTGATAGACCAACGACCTGAACCTGCTGTAGTAAATACAAAATCTCTCCAGTTTGCTGTCGCCCCATTGAGAAATAGAGCTCCCCAACCAGTGCTATCTCCAACTCTCGTATTTCCAGCAACATCTAATTTGTAACCCGGTCCCGTCGTCCCGATGCCGACGTAGCCAGTGCTGTCTATCCTCATCATTTCGCTGAAACCTTGATGCGGAAGGGATGTCGTCGTCCCAAATCTTAGAGGAGAACCAGAAGTCCAATGAATTGCAGATGGGTGAGCGGTTGTTCCTCCAAAAAATGCCAAGTAATTGTTCCCGCCTTCAGAGGCAATATCTGCAAAATCACTTTTCTTAACATGGAGTAATGCTGTAGGACTTGTCGTCCCAATGCCGACGTTGCCGCTGTATACTCCCAACCTCCTTTGATACCCATCTGTCCCGTTTGTATAAAATTCTATATCACCATAATTATTTGCGTGATTAGTCCAAGTTGCCATAATTCCAGCAGCTCCAGCTCCATTAACAGCATCAGTAAAGTTGATAAGAGCATGATTTCCTGCCGTTTGATCGGTATTAACTATTTCAAATGCTGTTTGGGTAGACGTCCAATTAGTAGTAGCAGAATCATCCTGACGGAAAGAACCCGCTGCATATGAGGCGCCTCCGCCTTTTGCATACAAAGCAGCAGAGGTAATAGGAGCAGCACCCGCGCTTATTTTCCCTAACGTTGTGATATTTCCGCTCCCTACATCTAATGCCGCCCCCGGCCCCGTCGTCCCGATGCCGAGGCGCTTATTTGTGTTATCCCAAAATAGATCATTATCTCCACCAAAAGCACCGGCATTATTAAACTGGACTTGACCGCTTGAGCCGGCAGGTTTGTTAATAGCATTGATAAGATTTGCGAGGGTAATTTGTTTAGTAACTGGAGAGGACGGAAGGCCAACTACAATCGGAAAAATATCCGTGCTTGCTGGAGAAGTTACTTCTGGAAATAGACTAATTGGTAGGTCGGGCATAAAAGTTCCTCTTTATTATCCTTCTTCTCTTATAATAACACATCCCAATTTATTCATAGTGAGTTTGTGCTTAAAAATCCTGTCCGTTGTCTCCCCGATCGGCGGAGGCAGGTAAATCGGCAATAACCTCCCGATCCAAATTTCCGTGTCTAAGAGCCTCTGTCGCTTCCTCTAAATCTCCGTCATATTTTAATTCCTGTTCTGTTAAAGGAATAGGTTTTTCGCGGGACTGTTTGTAATCAATTATAACTCCTTCCGCCCAAAGTTTATGCAATTCTCTCGGAAAGCCGTGTTCGGTAGTGCTTGGATCAAGCGAGAGGTCATCAGTAGTATTAGCCAATTTAGCGGCGGTAAGTTTTGCCGGATAGGTATTGCACCAAAGTTTGAGGCCATTTACTACGGCGATGATTGTCCCGCTATAAATCCAGATTGATTTTCGGGAGAGATCATAAAAAGCGTGGCCTTCTTCGTTGGAGAAATTGGCCAAAATAGTCGCTTCGTCAGTCGGCTTCTTATAATCCACTAGGTCAAATTCGCTTAACCAAATCCAGTTCGTGCCGTCAAATTTAGCCTCTACCCTCTTCATCCGGGAAAGGATATCTTTCGGGAAGGGATATTCTCTGATATTTATATTCAAGTCAGTTGTTTGAGGAAGAAGCAAAGTATCTTCGTCAGCGCCCATTACCGCCTTCGCCAGCTTTTCTAACCACACATCGCCAAGTAAAACAATATCAGCGTCAGGAAAAGTCGTTGAGTTAGTGCGAGTTCTGTATCTGATGTAGTCGGAAAATTCTTTACCAGTCATTAGGTAAAGTATAGCACATTTTAGTTTAGGGCTGGCTGGAAGTTATTGCGCAGCGCTAAACTTTTCAGCCAAGAGGCCCAAGTCAGTATAAGCAACAGTCAGGTGTGCTGAATCAAGATCGTCAGTGGTGGCATTAAATAATGTTGCTCCGGCTGCTACCGCGATTCTTACATAACCAATCACACATTTACTGGCAGGAAATTCAGGAAGTAAAGCTGTTCCGGAACCAGTAGCGGTCGTTCCCTTTACTAAAGAAGCCGTGCCATCAGCCGCAAGACAAACCAGATAACACGCTTCTTGCACCGAACTGGCATTGGGAGCAATATCGTCAGTGGTGGCGGTAAAGGCGACCTCGGCCGAGGACTTGGATTTGAATAGTCCATCCGCTAAATAAACAGTCGTATTAGCGATCTTAACTTCCTTTTTAGAAGTAGAACCAATCACTAATCCCGGTGCAGAGAGGGTCATCCACGCAATCCTACTGCGGAGTTGGTCAAACATATTCGCTAAGTATTGATTGTGTAAGGCGTATGCTTTATTTTGTGCGTCCATATTTCCTCCTTATGTGCTAACTGCGTGTTCGTAACGAACCAGAAAGCCCTGTTGGATAATTTTCCCAACAAAACTTAGCTTCCAACCCGAAGTGGATCGCTGATCCAACGGGTCGGCTGTTCCTGCCGAACCTAATGGTTTAATAATGTTCTTCAAGGTCAGGGTAGAAATTCTGGTTCTGGCGTAAGCATTTGCACCGAAAATAAGAGTGGCATAGACATCAATTCCCGCCGCTCCTTCACCGGTAAAGACCTTAGCGTTGGTAGTTTCTACAAATCTTACATAAGGAAGTGCTCCTACCTCATTTGGCATCCGGTCGCTCTTGTCGGGATATTTCTCAAAGGGAGTCCAAGCGGAATCGTTTTCTGCATCATAAGTCGCGTTGGGATGAATAATACCGATAAAGGAGGGCTTGAGAGGAATGGTATTATAACCAGTGCTCGGATCAACTCTGGTCATAATCGGTTTGGCCAAATTAACCTTGAGAGTCCTTACGACTTTCTTCACATCGGAAGCCGCGAATGTCATTACGGAAGTTACTGTTCCTCTGGAAACAGCCGAAGAAGCATACTGGACATTTGTGCCAGCAGCTAAAACATTTCTCATTAGCTGGTCAAGAGAATCGCCGACCTGATCTCCAAGAATTTCGGCGGTTTCAGTAAGAATAGGATCAAGAGTTTCAATTTGAACTACATCGGTGAGAGTTACATAGTCGCCGTAGTATAGAACTGTGGCCGTGATATCAGTTACGCTTAATTGTTTGCCTGTCGGTGTAATGCCTTCGGTAAGAGGAGTCGTTTGGGCTGCCAATGAACCATACTTGCGGAATTTAATTATATTCGTTCCTGCACCACCCGGAATATCCCTAACCTGTGCCCATTGAGTGTGAAGCAAATAAGGAACTGTCCTCTCCAATAAGGTGCGATCATAGAAAGACTGATTTTCCGCCGGTATTTGTGTGCGTGTGGTTTCCATTTTTACATTAAAAAAAGCGCTTCGCCTTTTGGCTCTGCGCTCTCGGTTCTTCCGTTACGCTTGACTATTACTAATATAAACCCTCTTTTAGCCTTTGTCAATAGCGAGTTTAGCTTCAAATCTTAATACTCTTTCAAAGTTTCAGACATTGGCCGACCAGTTAAAGGATCAACTCTCTCAAGCAGTAATTCCTCGCCCGCCCTCGCCGTCAACTCAAACGACTCTTCTATCATTTTACCTACTTGCTCTGGCACATCAACAAAAACCCCTTTCATTATATCCATTCGGTAGCCATTGATAATCACAGTATGATAAGATCCCTTTCTCTCGCCAATTTCTAAAGGAATCATCACTCTAACTTTTGGTTGTGCGTGAAGAATATCACGCATTTTTTGGGCATCAGCTCGCCATTTCTTCTCGTCAGTGGCCTCTTCTTTAGGAGATAATTTAGCCGGAGTAATAACACTTTCGTCTCCCTTCCGTGCCATTCGCACATTGGTAAGAATAGAAATCACTTGAGATTTTCTATCAAAGGTTTCAAGACCACTGATTCCTTCTGCGGCAGCTATTTCTTTCAAGTCGCTAAGAGTATATTCTTCTAACGGCCTTTCTGATAATTCGTCTGGCATAATTGTATTTTAGTATCTAAAAAATAACCTGTCAACTATGGATGCCCTAAAACTTCGGCTTTTTTGGCTAAAAACTCTTCTTTCGTAGCTGTTGCCCAATTTTTCTCTCCGCTATTGGTGGGTCTGGCGGTTGAAGATTGCACCTGCGTTCCACTCGCTTTGGCCGCCGCTTCCCTCTCTCTCTGTGCCCCCAACTTTATTAAATCATCCCCCGCCACCACCCTGAAAACATTTTTGGCAGGGATTTTGGCATAAGCTGGATGGTTCATATAAGTAAGCATCGCACTGCGGTATTTCCCCACATTCGGTATCTTGTCGGCATTTTCTCTGATAAAAGTATCAACCTCAATGATATTCTGGGATTCTCGTAATTGCTCTTGGACAGGGCTTAATTGTTCGGAGACGACCTTAGTGATAACCTTTTTATCTTCTGGTAGTATCTCTTCCTCTTCTTCATCCCCTTTGCCTTCTTCCTTTTTTTTCACTTCTCCGCCTTCGCCACCACGAACCTCCGGTTCTATTTTCTGCGGTGGTTTAGTAATACCAAATTTAGTGGCTGTTTCTTCGTCTAACTCGTCAATATGAGTTTCAAGAAACTCTCGCTTTTCGTCAGTGAGCTGATCTACTCCCTCGGCGATGATTGATTCAGTGGTTAATTCGTCCATTTCGGTTTTTCCGTTATGATAATAATAGAGCCCCTTAGCTAACTTGTCAACTATCTCTTTCTGGCTGAAATAATGGTAGCGTGGTAGGGATCAAGCCCCAAATCATTGAAGGCATTTTCTGGTGCTTTGTTAGTAAATCTCTCCACAAGGTTTTTAGGGGTATCTCGGACATCTATGTAGGCTTGTCGCAGTTTTTTCATCGCTTTCTGGTCTTCTAAGCTCTCAAAGTCCGTGTTAGTCAATCGCTCCGTTAATTCTTCAACATTGGCATTTACCACTCTAAGGAACAATTGCCAACCCGGATGCTTCTGCAAATCATTAAAGAGGACGATTGCCTCCTTTATTTTATCCTCGTTATCAAAAAGCGTTGCGTCCATTTATGTTAATGGCTGGTTTGATGTTTGACTCGGTGCGATTGGCATAGTTGGTAAGGCCATTCCTTCTGGCTTAGTGCTACCGGGTGGTGAAAAGCTGGCCATTTCCGATTGGGCGGGTGTCGGAAATAGTTCTGGCGAGATTTTCTTAATCATCAGGGCTTGTGTGTGCGTCTTAATATGGGCAGTGGTTGCCTTAGTCAGCTTCGCCTTGGCGTGAACTTCTAAATGGACATTGTGATCCTGTTCCCTTAATACTCCGACAAATTTGTTCTCGTTAAGGCTATCGTTTTCCTCTTCGGCTTGTCTTTCGTCAATCGTTGGCGGGAAGAACCGATCAATCTCATCTTTCTGCAAGCCGTTCAGTTTCGCCAACTTCTTTAATCCCCAGCGTCTATTGGAGGTGGGGTCGGCAAAAGCAAGCGTGAAGAAATTACTTAGTGCTACCCTTTCCTCTAATTGCTTGGCTCTGCTCAAAACTTTAGACTCAATCTTTATATCCGGATCAATATGGGCGATGATATTGTCTCGGCTTAAAGCACGCCATTTTGGGCCAAAAGCCCCGCCAATCCGTAAAACCTTTTCGTCAATCTTCTCGCCAAAATTATCTTTATAGAGCTTATACCACTGCTGCCAAAATCTTCGTTCACTCCAACCGAATACCTTAGCGGCCAAAGAATAGCGGGTTTCTATATTGGAGGACACGATATTTATTTCCCCTAAAGTCCTCTGTTCGGAAGAAACCTGTCCCTGTCTGATTTCGGGAGTGGCCGTTGCTTTCTGGGCTGATAGATCCAAAGTATTATAAATAAACTCCAAGAGCGGCAAATTAGGAGTAGCCTTACGCAATGGTGCGATTGCCGTTGAGGGTTCGCCATCAACAGGGATAAACTTATTGAAAGCAAAGTTTAGGTCGCCACGATTCTTGATTCTTACTTGATCGTAGGCATACATCGGATAAAGATCGGCGGCCATCGCCCGCAATCCTAAATTCGCCGCCACTGCTCGGTGTCGTTGCTTATCTTCGGTTAAATCAGGAATACTCGTGCCATCCCAATCGTGAGCAGTGGGATAAAGCGGTCGGTCAATAATCGGCCATTTTACCTCTCTGTCTCCTATTTCATTAAAGCCCACAATTGTTTTTCTTTCATTTCCTAACCAAACCTGCACTTTCTTCAGCGTGCCATTTACCTTCCAGTGTGTTAGCCAATAGGTCAAGACATATTCGGCGTTATCTTTTAACTCTGTTTCATCGCTCTTTTTGGGCGTTGCATATCCTTGTGCTTCGGCTCTCGCGGAAGAGGTATCTTCCAATAAGCTCTTTGTTCCCGCACCATAGCCTAACTCATCCCATTTTATGTTCTTGAGAAAGTTGGGATTGCTTTCTATCGCCGCACGGCTCATTCTTATTTCGTAACCCACAAATCTAGCGGCATTCTTCCCCGTCCGGGTATTACCATTCACGGCTACCGCTCTCGGATCACGCAAGAAGATAGTCGGGTCAATTATTTCAGGCGAAGGGACAAAGATATTATTATCAGGATCACGGATATACTCCGTCATCTGCAAAAGACCCCGGCCGAAGAAAAGAGTGTCCCAAATCCAATCAAAATCAAACACATCCTTGCCCATTTCTTCATAGTCGTATTCAGCCATTTGGTTGAGGTTTTCCGCTACTTCTTCGTCTCCCTCTTCTCTCCCGCCAAACTCGGCAGAGAGGCGATCAATATAAAGAGAGGCGAATACTGTTTGGAAGATGGTAAAAAGAGTGGTGTCCCCCACTGCGTCTTTGTCTCTTTTTTGGTTGTTATAAATCTTCAGGCGAAGAAGTCCCTCTTGTTTCTTTTCGTGCTGATGCTCCCAAGCCAAATTCCACTCTGCGTCAATCTGTTTAATTAGAGAAGAATAGTCCGTGCCCTCATATTTAGAGAGGTCTTTTTCTAACTCTTTGTCTAATTTTGGTTGGTCAGATGCTTCGGCCATATTATTTTCTTAGAACCTTTTTGTAAGTATGCTTCTCCCCGGCATAACTCTTACCATTCAGAAAACAAATCTTGATATATTCAGTTTTGCTAATTCTTTTGCTACGGACACGCCCACCCGCCTTAACACATCGCTCAAAGTCTGCTGGCATTTTAATTGGCGACCGCCCCTCCTCTCTTTTTATCCCAAAGTGCTTTAGCGGCCCCCAAGAATGTTTTGGCTAAATCCATCTCGGCTTCGTTCGGCTTAACTTTTAGAACTGTATCTATTGTCGTCATCGCTGCCGTTACTATAATCTGGATTGTAGCGTAAAGCTGTATTGAGGTAAGAGTTTCCCTGCCCTTTTCTGGCCTCATAACAATATAAGAGGAATAGATTTCGCCGTTAATTGGACAAAGATACTCAAAAATGTCGCCGTCAATCTGTCTGATACAGATAACAACTCCCCGATGCCTAAGATAGCGATGAACCTTAATCCGCCCTTTTGTGTCCTTGTAATTTAGTTTTGACTCTCCGCTCATATTTTTATTATAACACCTATTTCAATGTTTGACTAACCAGCGTGCCATCATCCTTTACCATTATACTCTCTGTTTTCTCAATCCGCACAATTATATCGTTCATCTTCTGCACAACAATCTTCCCGAAGGGTGAACACAGGCGGATCGCCTCAAGCACATTGGCTTCTTTCTTGGTTACTTCAATGGTAATTTTAGGTGTGTCGGGCATAAGGGTCAAGGACTTTATACTCAATGGTCATATCGGATCGCTGTGGTTGGTAGTCAAGAGAGGCCGGAGAATCGGGGTTGTAGAAAGTAAGAGCAAAGGCATCAGCCACATCGGGGCTTTCAACGCCGTTCATTAACATTTCTTCTTTGCCCATTATCTTTAGTTTGCCACTGCTGTCAGCCACCTTGTATTTCACATTAGCCAATTGCAACCAGTCATTATTCTCTTCCAGTTTCCCGCCTCGGTGGATCCACTCTCTTGCCCGCCAAAACATTTCGGCTCGCTTGTTTTGAAATCGCACTGAATCCTGCGCCTCCATCCCCGCATTTACACCAATACCTCGGTTATGTTCTGCCAGCCGATCATAAGCACCCTTGCCTACTCCGACTTTATCAATGAAAATCGCATCATCCTTAACAGTTAAGTTAGTGCCGTAATGAATCACATTGCCAACAAAGAGCATCGTATCCGGTTCATTGGCCTTATAAAGCACCTTAGCCACATTGTAAGCCCTCAAAACGATGACACTGAAGTTTCTTCCTCCGCCAGCCACATCCCCTCCCAAACGGAAATTGCCGAAGGGCGGTTCGCCTCTCACAAATGCTCTTTTAATTTCTTCTTCGGTAAGAAGTGGCAACCAGCCGTGTTTATCAATCTCGCCTTCTAATGGAAATTTACACTCGTAGAAAACCTCAAAAAGAGCCTCCTGTCTCATTTCCTCAATGAATTGCGGCGTAAATCTGCCCTCGTTTATTGCCCGATGATAATTGATGAAGATTCGGTAGTAAGTGCCATCCAGCCAACTCTTTAGGAAATGATTGCGACTAAAGGGATTACCAATCTTCACTAAGAAGTTATCCGGCTGATCGCCCAACATACGCATCACAGTAGCGTGAAGGGTATCGCCAATCAGTGAGGACTCATCCTCTACCACATTAGGAGCACCAAAGCCCATCAGTGATTTACTCGTTTCTGCCACCAACTTCGCTTCGGCAGAAAAAACCCTTATTTCCCCCTTTCGCCTAAAGGTCAAGCGATCAGCACTCCGCTTCATTCTTAACCAATCAAGGGAAGTAGCGGGAGTAAGCTGTGCACGCACCAATTCGCTATTAAGAGCTAACATAATGGCGTGTTCCATAATGATTTTGGCCTTCGCATCACTGCCAGCGACTATTGCCCACGGCTCCGGTTTTGTGCTTGCCCTCATCAACACACCAGCCGCGACAGATAAAGACTTACCATACCGAGTGGCGGCAATAATCTGAATCCTCTTCTTGCCATCTGGCGATGATCGGTGAAGAATACAATCAATAATCTCTATTTCTCCGAGTTTCCATTCAATCACATTGTTTGCATCATCCCTAAATGCGAAAGCGGCTAAAAGTCGTAGTGTGTCCTCTCTTGGTGGGACAGGTGAAAACTCAATACCGGTAGTCGGGTCAATATATGCCATTATGGTAATGCCTTTGCGATGCGATCTATCGCTTTCTCTAATTCTTCATTGACGGAGTGTTCAAGTTTCTCTGGGGCGTATCTCCCCCTAATCTTAAAATACATATCCAATCCCTTCGCTTTCATCGCTAACTCACCGAACT